TTGGTAAATCAATATCAATGAACTCTTCAGAAATTAAAGGTTCTTTTTTAACATCAATTGGATTTATATTTTGTATAGATTGTATTACCATTAGTCGTTATAATCTCTTCTTAATGCCATTTTATATTTCTTAGTAACACCATCTGTTAGGTTTCTTATTTCAAAATCACCTTGGTGTCTTCTTTCCTCACCTTTATTACGTCCTATTCCAAACTCATTACTTAAATCACCAATCGCAGCCTCACTAACACCACTACTTAATTCTTGTTTAGATGATATTTTAAATATTCTATTAGATATGTCCACATATCTATCGGCTGGTATTTCACTAAATTTGAATGTTCGTATTGGTTGTCTATATTGTTCAACGTCTGTCCCACCATCGGACTCCAACCAATTTTCAAATAATTGAAATTCAATTTCTTTATCACTTTCATTTAAGAATCGTATAATCGTTGGAGTTCTGATAATGGCTTTGTTTGTAGTATATTGGTCATAGTAAAATCTAGCACCGTCTACATATGGACTACCATCATTACTAACAGGGTCTCCCTCTAATTTAACCCATAGATTAGTACTACCTACTTCTTCATATCCTTGTGTTTGTAATTCAGTTTTTCTTGCATTAGCAGCAATGTTATCGGTTAAATCTCCAAATAAAGAATTCAAATCACCAAATGTACTGTCTAATAATGTACTAAAATCTGCTTCAGACAGTAGTGCACGTAATCTGGCGATTATCTGATTTAATTCATCAATAGTAAAATCTCTATCACTAATTTGAGAACGTAACAATTCCACCAATTCATTAGAAGATAATTGTTGTCTTCTTAATGAAGTAGGAAAAACATTATACAACTTTTTTATATCAACCGTGTTGTATCTAGTTTCTTTTAATGGTTTAAATGGATTATACATTATTCAACTAACTTAAATACAAAGTTTTTATCTATTAACTGATAGTTCCCTGTCCCATCATCAATCTTAAACAGGATTCTGTAATATCTTTCTGCTTCCCACCCCTTAAAGTTTTGATTGAAATAATTTCCGTTAGAATCAATACTAACTTTTGATGTTGACCCAAACGGTACAATTACATTTTCTGTTACATTGTCAATAATAGAATACATAGAGCCCGTTGGTAAATACCCTGTAGTTGAATAGACCGAACCCGTGCCGTATGATAAAGTTGGGAACATATCTCTTACGTGTAGTCTAAACTTATATTGATTATCTACTTTATACTCTTTTCTTAGACTTTTTACTGTAAGAAATGTATCTTCATCTGTTATCTGTGTAAGAGACCCTGATACTAATGATTTATCATCCCACTCTACTACTAGCTTTGGTCGGTAGATTGTATTCGTCTCAGAACTAAAGAAGTTTATTTCACCATAGTTAATCGTATTACTCTCAAGACTACTTCTAAATTTAACAGCAAACCCATAGTTTTCAAAACTACCACTAAAATAAGAATTTACAATATTAGTTACATCAAATCTAACGTCAGTAGTTTTTGTGTCAAATGAAAGACTTGATGTGGTAGTTGTGATAAAATCACCACCCGCAGTGGCCCATGCAGAACCACTTAACTCATCTCTCCATGTATACGACACACCTGTTGTTGTTTTGGGGTTATCCTGTCGCTTACCCAATCCCATTTGCCAACTTTGTGATATAGGTAAACAATCTAGTGTAAAACTAGTTGCTAGTTCTTTTAACGATGTGGTTGTTAAGTCTAATGAATAAGTTGGATTTGTAATAGTACCATCAACCACAGAATTAGATACATCAGTTAAATCAAACTCTATAAGAACTCGTGAAAACTTATCAATTGTATCTGTTTTGTATTTGAACAAATCTAATATTTGGTCAATTCCTGTGTTTTGATTTTTGAAGTCTGTATATATTGATGAATCTTTAGAACTTGTTACAAAATATCTCATTCTACTTTTCCTCTAATATCTTGGTTAGGGTATTTTATCTCAAACACCGATGGTTCTACGGATGGATACACTATTTTATTTTTGACTGCATTTGAGATTGGATAGTATTTGTTAGAATAACTACCTTCCGTGATATTTCGTAACTGAACTGAATTAACAGTCCGTACACCATCAACATTTGCAATTTGTAATTCTAAATCAGAAAGATATATTGGTTGGTTAAAATCTTGGTTATTTATATTAAAGAAGTCTTTTACAATTTCAATACATTGTAATAATACTTCGTTTTTGTTATATCCCTTAAACACAGAAACACTAAAATCAACACCTATGTTTACAATATACCCGTCCAACAAATTAACACCGTCTGTTAGTAATCTGAATTCTTCTAAGTATGTTGATAGGTTTTTCTTAGTCTGTGTGTTTAGTGTTGTAAGTTTTCCGTTGTTATCATAGCCCAACAAGTATAAATCAATTGTTGAGTTAGATGAGGATTGTACTATACCTTGTTTATGTTTTTGTGCATACACTTTTGAGATACTACCAAACTTTGTAGGCATTGATAATACCCTAGCTTTATAATCACTTGATGTCACACATCTTTTTTGTGAAGAAAAGAATTGTAAGGCATTTTGTCTAATTTCATCAATGGTAGGTAATCCTTTACCACCACTTGCGGCACTAGTATTGGTTGTACTTAATGTAGCTTTTATTTGATTCAATGTAGCAAGATTACCACTAAATGATGTAGTATCATTTTCAAAAACAACTTCATTCAAATTTACTAAATCATTCTGTGGTACATTTGTTTCTACACCACCACCTGTTGTGTATTTGATAGTGAGTGTGGTGTTAGATGGAACCTTACCATATGTTTTAGATGTGGTAAATGATGTTGGGTCTAATGCTAATTCTGTTGAGTTAGTATTGTTTTTAATTTGTTCTAAAGCTGATATTACTTCTGTATCTTCACTATCGGTTGTACCACTACCAAACTGTATTTCAAGTTTTAAGTTTTTATTGACACGTGTAATGAATCGTCTTGGTACTTTTAGTAGTTTAGTCTGAAAGAATGGTTGTTCTGTTCTAGTACTTACTCGGTCTCCCGTTATAATACTGTCTTGTGCCAAGTAATCAACTTCATAGTAAGTATTCCCATCCGAGTCTTGCACCGATAACACCTCAATTACATCATCGTCAGGTAATTCAATTGTATAAAACTGTTGTGGGTCTCCAACGGAAATCTGTAATGTCTTTTCTGTCCCAGCAACAATAGGAACTTCTTTGTTGTATTCTACTAACCAAAATGTCGTACTTCCGGCTTCTTGTTGGAAAGATGTAATGTATTTACTGCCGGTTCCTAAGTTGGACATCTCTGAAAAGTAAATTGGTTCTAATGTTCTAAATACTACATCAGAGTTTAATTGAGATGATACTTTCATACCTGATGCCACTTTAAGAGCATAAGTAAAGTCAGGATTACCTGACCCATCATCGGGTAGTAATTGATATACTTTTATAGAACCAACAGCACCACTAGACAATGGAACTTTATATCCTAATGACTGTGCAAGTGATATAATGTTTTTTGGTTCTGATGCGTGAGTTAGTAAGTTTTCTTTGAAGTTATAATCAATGTTATATGATAATACATCACCTGCATATGCAACCAATTCAATAAACATATTACCAACACTTGTATCTGTAAAGTCATTGTAAGTGTTTGGAAAGTATGTTTTAGCAAACTCTATTAATCTTGCTCTATAAGAACTAAAGTCTTTTGCTAAGAGATTCACATCCTTAGTCTTTTTGTCAAATGATTTATTGATTGAGTTAATTGCCACGTTAGTTTCCTATTTTTAAATCAAAACTTACTCGTTCTAATTGTTCGGGGTATTGTGCAACCGAAAAAGTCAATGAAACAGTTATTCTATTATCATCATCTATATTCTCAAATGTTAAATTTTCTATAAAAATACTTGGAAATTGTGCAGTTATAGTATCACGTATTGAGTTTTCTACTTTTATTTTTGTTGCTTCAATGTCTTGTTCAAAAACAAATCGTCTTAGATTATTACCAAACGTTGGATTAAGTGGTCGTTCTCCAAAGTTAGTTAATAATGTATTCTTTAGGTTAGACTTAATTGCTTCTTGGGTAGTAAAGGTTTGTTGAAAGCCCCCTTGTCTACCTCTACGCATCGGTAAGTCTATACCTATTGGCTTCATCGTTTAAACCCACCACGTTGTTTAGCTCGTTCGTCCATTTTCTTAAACTTTTCACCTAAGTTACCATTCATTATATTTAATACACCAGCAACTGCAGGATTAGATGTATCAATCGGTTTTCCTTCCATACCTACAACAGGTGTATTGTTTGACGAATAGCCAGGGATTCCTGTTTGAGTTGTGTAATTCATAGTTCTATACTCACTTACATCACCACCTACCATAGTTTTTAGACTTTCCATTATATTACCTTTTTCAAATAAAGCTGGTTGTGGTTTAGTAGGTTGTTGTACTACATTTTCAACTTGTGGTTGTTTTTGTTTTTCTGTTTCTTCTCTTAACAATCTGTTTACTTCGTGTTCTACTAACATAGGTAAAAGTTTTTGAACTCGTTTTTCAACAATCTTATCTATTTTAGATTCTAAAACTTTAAGTAATTTTTCAGTTGAACTTTTCATCTCGTCTTATTTTGTTATTATTATATAAATATCCGTTGTTATAAATTTATACCTCTTCCACTTAGAACACCCTGTAATCCTGTTCTTGATGAAATTAACTGCTGAACTGATATGATTATTGGTGCTATTATATTAACTTCAATATACTTTATTATTTCTGATAGTATAAATGATAATGGAGGGCCGTATGGGAATGGAATATTAGCTACTTGTT